CTTGTGTAGCCGGGCGTGAAGTGGCACTCGTTCAAAGTGCGAGGGGTGGTGAGGTTGGACTGTTTCATCGTTTGGGTTCCTTGTTTGCACAGCGTCATTGCTGTGGAAGTGATTTGGCCACAACGATGCGAAAAGCACAACACTAACCCGACAAAAACGCGGGGTTATTCACCGCGTCGCCTTACTGGGGCTTGATCCAGAGGATGCGCGAGGCCCACACCACGCTGGCGTCGGTGCGCAGTGACTGCGAGTTGGAGGAGCGAATCAGGTTGAACGTGCCGCTGCGGTAGCCGCGCTGCAGGTGAGCGACCAAGTGCTCGCCGTTGTCCAGCGCCACGCAGCACAGCTGGCCAAGGTGCGAGCGTGGATCGTCCTCGGACGGCGACACAAACATCATCCAGCCGTCCTTGGTGCCACCAGGCGTGCGCATCTGCAGCGCATACGTGCCCTCGGGGCAGTCAGCCGGGCCGATTACCCTGTCCTGCGTGCGCTTAGGGAACAGCGTGACCGT